GGTGGCGCTGCTGGTTTAGCTGGTAGCGGTATCTTAGATAATGGCGCAACTGTGACGCTTTACGGAGCAACGGCGGCTAGATACATAAACGGCAACGGTTCTCATCCGTAATATGCTACAATATTAATATTTTAAAGTGGTGGTGATCATTAATGCAAATATACAACGGAACGGTCGTTTTACAATTTGACGACTCAACAACTGGCAACGCTGACAGCGGTGCGCTTGTGACGGTCAGAGAATATAACATTGCTTCAGGAACGGGAAACCTTGCAGATATATTTAATATTGACAATGTGCAAATTTTAAACCCGCTTACAACTGACTCACAAGGGAATTATAATTTTAGAGCCGCTGATGGGTTATATGACATAGTAATTCGAGAAGGCAACGCAAACCAAGTAATTTTGCCGGGCATACAATTGAACAGCTCTGAAGCATTCGTCAAATCTGAAGTTCAATTTGTTGTTGATCAATTAATTTACCCACTTGGATTGACACCCGGCAGCGAAAACGCCGTAATAGTTAATGGGGTGGTATTAAAATCTGCTGGGGTTGATAGTCAATACGCCATTGATGTCAGCGGTAATTTGGTTTTTAATTCGCCAGTTAATGTTAACTTTGAAGTTTGGTCAAGGCCAGTTGCAGGCATATCTAATTTGCCCGTTTTAGGCTCAAGAGCCATTCCATATCAATTTGACACACTTGCAGAATTTTTGGCAAGCGGATCGGTAATAGTTGCTGGAGCATGGGTGGAATTACTCGGCAAAAATTCAATATATGATCAATTAAATGCACTTTATCAAATAGTGAATCCCGGCTTAGTAGGCAACGCCAGCGATTACATTATTGATTTTGGTGCTACTAAAGCGTTGTTGATGTACTCAGCGCCTAATTTTTTAAACAGCGGGGCTGCTAACGTGTCAAACTTTCCATACTCTTTTCAATATCCATCTAATGAAATTGAAACAAATCAGATGCTTTCTAATATAGCTGAAAATTCAATAGGCGCAGGAGGAAGCACTTGGTGGGTTCGGCCTGTAGTTGTTGGTAGAAAAGAAAACGGAGTTGATGTTGTATATCGCGGCGACACATACGGATCACCAGAAAACAGAGATTTAGTTCAAATAGACGGCGAAGATCCTGTTTTATATACTAATAAAAAACTTGGTGAGGCGGTCATTCAACTAACAAAAGTCGAGTTTGGCGCATCCACAACTTACTCAACAACTGGTTTAAATGACAACTCAATATCATACAGAGAGGATGAACACCATCAATCTGGGGTATGGTTTAATAATTTAAACGGTCAAGTGATCACAACTTGGGGTGTTAGAAACTCGGCAAGAACCCAGCAAGGAGTAAATGATTCAACATCAGCATATATAAAATACGGTCAAAATAACGAGACATTAAGCAAGCCAGAATTGCAGACATTTCCATCAACTGCAAATTATGGTCAAGGTTTTTTTGCTGGATCAACATCATTTATCTTTAAAAGAGTAGGTGTTGGAAGGTGGGATTTCACAAGAGGTTCGGGCGGACAAAATTATTTAGATCCTTCCCAATTTAATTTAGAATCAGCAGCAGGTTTGGCGGGGCAATTTTATTTTGCGATCAGCTATGTTGACAAGTCAGCAACAAACGATCCAACAAGCTCATTAAACAGAAGTATAGCCCATTTCTTTGGTTCTCCGCACCCAACAAACAATCCAGATAACGAATTGCTTTACGCAAGAGGAACATATATACCAGCGGGAAGCAATCCGGGCGACCCTAGCAGAAATTCTGGCGGTTTATTTCTTAGCAAACTTTCAGATGGAACGGCGATTGGCGGTTCAACTGGCAGGCTTGATTCAAATTTTGTGCCGTTTGCTTTGACTGATATGGATGTTGCGTATACCCCACCAACTGATTACAAAACAAGACTTTTAGATGTTCAATATGGAGACACAGCCAGAGCAATAATCGCACAATGGCCGAACACATGGGATTTACCTGCAACAATGCCGTTAGGCACAACCTATGATTTGATCATGGTTGAATATGACGGAACAACAATTAGCACGACAACAATAGCGTCAAACGTTCGCGGTGATCTAGGTTACAATAAATTTGGCAGCGCATTAAATAGCAGCGGCACATCAAACGGCACAACTGGTATAGAAGGAACAACATATTGTTTCGGCGCAAGTTTTTACAGAGGCAAAGATTACACAGATTTAGAGCCTGTAATTTATTACGCTGACAGAGTAGGAAACGATGAAACACAGCACAGATTACACAAAGTCGTTATGGCATCTGATTATACTTCTGTTGTATCTGACACCGTTATGATCACTCAAGATAATATTATATATCGACCTGAAATGGCTTTAGGTGGCGATAAAAGAATATTGTTCTACAATGACGGGCAAGGGTGGTCGAGCTTTAATAGCTGGGTTGCAAGCACCAAATTCATAGACGAGACCTAAAAATATGAGTACATCAAACGGCTTTACAGAAATAAACGGAATATTTGATTCCGTTGCTGATTTGCAAAAATACAGCGGCAAATCAATATCAACAATCGCAGTCAACAACGGAACGGTTTTAGATTGGTATCAAGTATCGACAATTGATAACGGTTCAGCGGTTGCGCTTGATAGCGGTTTATTTGCAAATAATGTTGCTCCTTCTGTTGCTGGATTTGGAACAGCCGCTTACGCAGACCTAACAACAAGCCCTACCGATCCAACGGTTGGCAGGGTTCTCAAAGTTGGAGATGTTATTAATGCTGACACTCTGGATTCCCTAGACTCTACTCAATTTCTACGTAGTGATGTTGCTGGCACGATAAATGGTGAACTTACTATTGGCGGCTCATCTGTTAGTGGTGGCGAAGGAGGTCAGATAGCCTTTACAAAACCGCCTTTCTCTACGCATACTTACAACCCCGTTTTTGACAGTCAGGGAGACGTTTTAAGATACATAAGTTCTGCGGGTGGCGTTATAAGGGCATTACTGCTACCTGCCGAGACAGGGACTGTGTTGCACAGTGGTAGCCTAGCATTCCTCCAAAACCAATCTGGCGGCACTGTTGGGTCAACAGCAACCGTAGCAGGCTCTAGTTTATTACCTACTCAGGCAGGCACTTGGCGCAATGTTAGTGGTGGCAATATATTAAACAACGGCTGGGGTCTTTGGGGTATAGTATGATTTTAAGCAATGAAGCAGATAGTATGATTTTAAGCAATTACAGATACAACGCTATTGGCGGAGTTAATGCAGACAGGACACTGGAAAGCGGTGAGGTTGTAGCCTACACCTTGACAGATAGTGAGAATGCTGAACTAGAAGAACCCATAAGTGGAAGTCAAGAAGCAGCACAAGCAGAATTAAAAATATTGATGGTGGCTTCCGAATTTAAAGCTAACAGACTAGCACTTATTGACAGCGCTGTAGTTCATGCTAACGGGTTTAAGTTTGATGCTGATGAAGTTTCAATCGGACGTATGGCCAGTGCAATTTTAGCAGCTATTGTAGAAGAAGATACTTTTGTAATGCAGTGGTCGCTTGCAGACACAGACACAGGTGTTATGACAGATATAACATTACAAGATTTAAAACTAGCACATAAATTAGCAGTATTAAACATGGCAGGGGTTTGGGGTATATAATGGCACGATACATAACAACAGGTACGAAATCATCATTTGGTGCTATTAATACAGAACTTGAAAAGATAGCTACAGCGCAAGAAGATTTTGTTTCCAGAGTAGGTGAGACACCTAATCAAATGGAAGCAGATTTTGATATGAATGGAAACAAACTATTAAATGTACCTCCCCCCGTAGACCCAACAGATGTGGTTAGGCTTAAAGATATTTCTCCTCTTCCTTCTTATAATGAGGCGAAGTCAAACTATATTGATATTCGTGATTTTGGTGCTGTACCTAATGATTCCTCTTTCGACAGCAGCCTTGCATTAGGATTAGCTCTTACTGCTGCAAATTCTGTTGAGACAGTTTTGATAGAGGGGGGCGTGTATTATTTTGACAATGTTATAATAAATGAAAGATGTTTGCTAGGAGGCAGTGCAACTATATGTCCTCTAAGTACTTATAACAACACGTTACCGTTATTTACTCTTGGAGGAGACCTCTCCCAAATAAAAGATTTAACTTTTGATATGCTAGGCACAGCCTCTTATCCATTAAAAGTAACATCTAGTAAGTGCATAATTAAAGATTTAGTAGTTAAAAATATCTCAGCAACTCCTGATACATCAACAAGTGCAGCGGCTGTACACTTAACAGGCGCAGGTGCATCAAGAAATACTGTAGAAGGTATTACTGTTATAGATTGTATTAATGTAAGCGCATCTAACCCTAGCATTCCTAGATGTATAACTATTGATGGAGGGGCTAGTTACAATACAATCCTCGATATTGCAGGGTACAATATTGCTGCTGGATTAGTACATGGAACAGGAACAAAAAACACTTTAAATGGTTTTACTTTCGATAACAGTAAAGCTACTGACAGTGAGCAAAGAAACGGTGTTTACTCATTGGAAGGTTGTAGTTATTTTGTTGCGATGAACGGTGTAATAAATAACAGCGCACAGCCTATTGTAGATAAAAGTTTAGGAAATATATACAAAGACATTATAGAAATTGACAGTAACGCTGATGGGGTTTCAAATTCTACAGATGCAACATGGGATAATGTAACAAAAATATTTACAGATAATGCACCTAATGGGGGATTTCTTAGAACTCGTGCAGAAAATGTAGTAGTAAATAATTTAACTATTAAAAATTGTCGAGTTGTTGTTCCAAATCACTATACTAGTATTTTTACATTTGCGGTGGGGACTTTAAATAATCTGCGTGTTGAGGGAAATGTTTTTATAACTGAAAACGTGGACACTGTAGCCTTTAGAAATATCATCCTTCACACAGCAGGGGAAAATCCGCAGTATATCGGGAATACATTTGTATTGAAAAACCCTGAAACGCCTTATACAACTTTACAAGCTTGGTTTATACGATTCCCAACTACTGCAACAACGGGGAAATGGATTAGAAACAGCTTAGAAAGTGAAGCGGCTAACGGTGTAATTCGCGTAACAAGCGTCCTTAATAACATAGGTGTCGCGGTAGACGACCAAAACCAACTGCGGGCTGATTTTGGCACACCTTATTTACAAAGTGGCTATACGGGCAGACTATTAAGAGGTTTCATCCCTCCTAACTCAGGAGCTTGGAATAGAGGAGATACGATAAGCAATTCTGTAATCGACTCTACACCTCCAACTGGGTATGATTATCAAAAATACGCTTTCTTTATTTGTACGGAATCTGGTGATTTTGCAGATATTAATAACCTCCCTGAGTTTTCTTTGATTGGAGACTCATCTACTGCGCCTACATTTGCTCAAGTTGTAAGACCTGTAATAACAAGCCCAACAGAAGGGCAAGTAATAAATGGGACATCAACAACAATAGTGGCATCTGGTTTTGGTGGGACAGCAGGACAAGTACACGCAAGCACAAACTGGCAAGTTGCAACAGATAGTAGTTTTAGCACTTTAGTATTTAGTAGTTTTAATGACACAGTTAATTTGCTAAGTATAAATGCAACTGGATTACCTTCACCTGATACTTTGTATGTACGATGCCTAATGACTAGCACAGCAGGGATTGTAAGCCCTCATAGTGCAACTATTACATTTACAACAGTTTAAAAGAAAAAATAGGTAACTTAATGTCAAGATACATAACATCTGGAACTAAAACAAAAATTCCCACTCTGAATGCAGAGCTAGAAAAAATTGCTACGTCTCAAGCAGACTTCTTATCGCGTGTAGGGGAAGCCCCTAATCAGATGGAATCAAACTTAGATATGAATAATAATCGTATCTTAAATCTACCTAAGCCTGTAGCTCCTACAGATGTTGTAAGACTACAAGACTTAGAGGACTTAGAAGAAGCAGCCGTAGTAGTAACGCTAGATGCTGTATATGCTTCTTCTTTTGGCGTAGGAAGTGATGGTAGGGATTACACTACAGAACTTCAAGCTATGTTTGATTCAGGGAGTGAGGGTACTACTTTTATTATTGACAGTACGCATTACGCTCTGAGTCTTCCTCTTCTTATTAACAATGGGTTTAAAGAAGTAGTACATTTCCCTAATTCCATCGTAGATTGGTTAGGTGCTGGATTACTAAGTACTACAGGCAATGCTCTCTACAGCATTAATCAAAGTGCTGGAGGTTTCAGAACTAATGAAAGTATACTGACAGAAACAACTGTAGAAGCTTTAGAAGGTGATGAAACATTTACAGTATCCAGCGTAGCAGGACTTGCAGCAGGAAATGTACTAAGAATTAATAAGCATATATGCCGTATTGTCCGTATAGAGGGCAATAATATTATTACGGATAGAACTCTCCCTATCCCTTCTATGGCTATTGCCTCTGAAGTTTCAAGGCTGGACAAACCTAATATAGGGAGTGTATTCCAAGGGCCAAGTCTTATTAAGTTTGCACCAAACAACGTAACACAAGTATATGGCTTTGGAGTTATTGCAGCACTGTGTTATGACGTAACAATTAAACGAGTATACGGCCTCCACAATGCATCCCGTTTAGCAGAGTTATTTTATTGTGCAGATAGTGTACTAGAAGATATTTATCAATATGAGCCTACAGATGTATCGGGAGGGGGTCAATCTTACGCAGCCCGTATTAGTAATGGTAATGATAATGTTGCACGTAAAGTAAGAAGTTATAAAGGTAGGCACTGCGTAGATATCACCTTCAGTCACAGGAACACTGTCAGGGACAGTGATGACTATAAAGGAGTAGAGGCTTCTTTCCTAACGCATTTTAATGGATGTCGTTATAACAAGTTCATTAATTGTAATATGTGGGAATGTGATTTTGGTGTTTATTTAAGTGCGGACAATGGCGACTTTGAAAATGAATGGACAGACTCCTACAGTTTTAATAGTAGAGCTATATACCGTCCTGTAGAAACAAGTTACTTTCGTAGGTTACGGATAGTCACAACAGATCCTTCTAGAGATGTAGTTGTTCCTAGAGGGGCTGCATTACCAAGTACACTTAATGCCTATGATTGTGAATTTGATATAGTAAGTGATTTTATAAATGTGGACTCAGACTACACCATTAATATGTTTGGTGGGAGTTACAAGAGTACACGTATTGATGGTTTGTTTAGAGGTATCCCTACAGGCACAGCAGGTGCGCCTAGCACTACTGGGGCAGGTAAGTTTAATTTCTATAATGTGGATTTCCCAGATATCAGTATAGGCCAAGGGAGGAGCAATCTAAACGTAGAAATCTTATTTAAAGATTGCACTATTAAGTACAGCGCACAACCGTTCGGTGAGGATTGCGGAGACCAGCGTTACGTAGATTGTGATATAACCTGTACAAATGCCTCTCCTACATACTTACTTACTGTAGGTAGCAACAATAACTGTGAATTGATTGATTGTACTTTACGTGATGTACAGTTGCCCTTCAGATACTTTATTACGTATCCCGCAACAGGCACAGTGACATTTGGTGAAAACAAGCTCCTCGGAACTAGCACTTACGATGTAGTTAACCTGTTGTCTAACATGTCTTGGACAACAAGTGGGTACTCCCTAATGCCTCTTGCTAGAACAAACAATGGATCGCCTTTAGATAATACTCTTGTCTATATAGATAGTGATGTGACAACAGACCCTTTTAAACGTAAACGTGTTGCAGGAGCTTGGGTTGATTGGGTTGTATAAGGACTAATATAATGAAACTAAAAGGTAACAATGGAGTAATGTTTACTCAAGGGTTGTTTTATGAATACAATAACCCTGATGCTCCTTTTACTCTTCGCCCTGAAGATTATACCTCTCGTAAAGGAAATACGTATGTGAGCTTTGCGAGAGTATACAGGGAGTCTGTAGATGAATATGATGCTGCTATGACACTTCTTAATAGTTGGGTGCATTGGCAAAAGCTTTGTAAAGAAAAATGGTTTCAAACAGGAGCGGTTAATGGAAGTACCTTTACGGGTCTTAACGACTGGAGAGAAGAGAAAGAAAAAGCTAACGAATCTGCTGCTAAAAGGGTTCTTCTGGATGCTATTGCTGACGGTGATACTCAATCAGCTTGGAAGCTCTATGATAAGGTTACTAAAAAGGAAGTTACGAAAGGCGCGGGTCGTCCTGAAAAGAAAATACCAACTATTAAAACGGGCAATGTAAGTAATATTGCAGAAGAAATAAGGAAGAGAAGTCTTGTCAATGGAAGTTAGTGCCTTATATAAGTTTCTCTGGATTCCAGCTCTTACTGTTCTTGCTTTCTTTGCAAAACATTACTTTCACGCCCTTGAGAAGAAGAATGAGGCTCTCTCAAAGAAGCAAGATGAGATAGAAAAAAATATTATTAATCTAGAGATGGAATTAAATAAAAACTACTACGACAAGAGAGAAATTAAAGAGCATATAGTTCTTCCTTTAATGGATAGGTTTTCAGAGGTGGATAATCAAGTAAAAGTGATATCAGGGATGATGGTTGATATACATTCGGACATGGCAATCTTGAAGTATAAGATTTTAGGTGAGGACTTTAAAAACAAATGAGCATAGAACAACTAAAAAAAGATTGTGAAAGTGACCTTTTCTTTTATGCTCAAGTTATGTTTCCTAACAGGTACTTTGGAGAAGTCCATGAAGAGATGTTTCGTTTCTTTCAAAGGTCTTTAGAAGAAGCAATGGAAACAGGTCAAGGAGATAATGCAGCAGCATTGATACCTCGTGACCACCAGAAGTCTTTTTGTATAGCAGTTGCTTCCTCTTGGGCTATTACGAAGTACCCTTGGTTCACTGTTACATATGTATCTTCTAACCCAACTTTGTCTGAAAGACAATTGACAGTTATTAAGAATATATTTAAGAGTGATTCTTACAGAGAGCTTTGGCCTGAGATGCTTAACTACGAAGTTAACCCTCGAACTAAAGAGTACGACCACAGGTCTTTAGGAACATGGACTAAAACAGAAATAACTGTAGACCACCCTCAGAGACCAAGGAGTGAGAAAGACCCAACAATTGCTGCTACAAGTGCTAAGAGTACTAACACAGGGGCGCACTACAAGATGTGTATCTTTGATGATTTGGTTACTAACGAGAACTATCGTAGTGCTGCTGAACGGGAAGATATAAAAGAGGTTTATCAGTCGTATGCCTCTATTGCTACTACAGGTAGTATTAAATGGATGGTCGGAACAAGGTACGGAGATAACGATTTATACTCCGCATTAAAAGAAAAAGAATACGAGATATTTGATAATGAGGGTGTTGTTACAGAGACAAGGCCTTTATGGAAGTGGTTTGAACGTAAAGTAGAAACCAGTAAAAGATACGATGGTACAGGCACATACGTGTGGCCTAGAGCTAAAATGCCAGATGGCAATTGGTATGGTTTTAATCAAACAGAGTTAAGTAAAAAGAAATCTGAAGCGTTTAACTTAGAGCTGTATTACTCGCAGTACTACAATGACCCTAACGCAGCCAGCGAAGCAAAGATTACAAGAGATTGCTTTATGTACCTCCAGCCTAATTTGCTAGAGCAAAGGCAGAACAGGTGGTACTACGGCAGTAAAGAATTAAAACTAGCTTGCGGTATGGATTTAGCATTTAGTGAAGGCAGTGGTGTTCGTAAAGTTAAGCGAGATTACACATCTATTGCAGTAACTGCTTGGGATAATGAAGGGTACTTATACGTACTAGACCTTCAAAGATTCCAAACAGCTAAGGCTGAGATATATTATGAGAAACTTATTACAATGCATGAGTATTGGGACTTCAGAGAAGTAACAGTTGAGACTAATGCTGGTGGTGCTGTAGTAGCTAATTTTATTCAAGACGAGATACGTAGAGCAGGTCATACATTGGTGGTAAAACATCAACATAAGAACCAGAGAGAAGGCACAAAAGAAGAACGTAACTCTCAGTTGTTTGAACCACTGTACAGAAATAAAAGTGTTTACCATACGAAAGGTGGGTACACGAGATTGTTAGAAGAAGAGCTTCACTTAACAAAACCGCCACACGATGATTTAAAAGATGCCGTATGGATAGCTGTTAGTAATAGTAAACGACTAGCCAAACCTAAATTTGCAACAAATAAAAGAGAACGGACTGTTGTTAATGCTTCTAACCGATTTCTTAGTAGGAGAAAAAGAGCTTGATTACCCTTAATTACAACAACAAGGCTGCCTTAGCTGGTGATATAGCTGGATATTGGGAAGAGTGGAATTCTTCGCGTGAAACAGCTATGGCTCTATGGTCAGAGATTGATAACTACCTATTAGCTACAGATACAAGCATGTTGGAAGGCGGAGAGAACTTTGACCACAAGACACATATACCTATTGCATCTGAGTTACACGAAGACCTCTTAGCTATTGTTTATAGCACCATGTTCCCACATGAAGATTGGTTAGGATGGAAAGGTTTTGAAATCAATGCCATTACAAAGCAATTACGAAGTAAAGTTAAAAGCTACATAAAGCAGTGTCATGCACTGAGTGGCTTTAATATCCAAATGCGTAAAGTAATTGATGACTTGGTACGTTATGGGAATTGTTTCGCTCAAGCTTATTACAAGAACGATACAGTAGATACAGAAGAAGGCTACCTCTCAGGGTACTCAGGACCAGCAGTAAAACGTATCAGTCCTTTTGATATTGTATTTAATCCTACAGCTACAGATTTTGAGAAGACTCCTAAAATAATACGTAGTCTAGTATCCGTAGGAGAGCTTCTAGAGTTCCTAGAGAACATATCTGATGAAGATCAGATGATTACCTCAGAAGAAACCCAAAGTCTCTTACAGAGGCGTACAGGAGGTTTTAGAGACAGAGCTGAACGCTATAAAGATAAGCAATTCATACCTCAAGGTTTTGGTAGTCTAGATGAGTACTATAGTTCTGGGTACGTAGAGTTACTTTGGTTCTATGGTGATATATTAGATGAAGTAGAAACAAAGGTTTATAAGAAACGCTGTATTGTTGTTGTAGATAAAGACACTATTATATTAGATAAAGAAGAAATTAAACCTTCTGTATTTAAAGGTGGATGGACTGCAAGACCTGATAACTTATGGAGTCAAGGACCACTAGATAAAGTTATAGGAATCAACTACATGATTAACCACAGGGAGAATGGTAAGAATGATGCTATTGACAAATTCATTTATCCAGATAGATCTTATGTTGGTGATGTAGAAGAGATATATGACGAAGTTACAGGGCATACGAAGTACATAATGCCTGAAGGTGGGAGTGTTTCAGATATACGTCCTGACAGTACAGTTTTAACTTTTGATAACCAAATAATGATGCACAGGGACTTAGCTCGTACAAGTGCAAGACTACCTCAGCAGTTGGCTGGATTTAGGACAGCAGGGGAAAAGACTGCTACAGAAGTACAGAGTCTTAATGATGGTGCATTCCGAGGGTTTATTAATAAAGTAGCTCAAGTAGAAGAAGATTTGTTAGAGCCTCTTGTACAAGCTGAAATGAGAATAGCTAAGGATAACTTCTCTAGTATTATTAAAGTTCTAGAAGAAGATGAAGAAGGCATTCTCCTTACTACCAGTATTACAGAAGAAGACCTAAGTGCAAATGGTAAGTTACTTCCAGTCGGTAGTAGACGTTTCAGTAGACAGTTACAGCAACTACAAGGCTTAACACAGTTAACTAACACGAATATTGCACAGATGGTAGCTCCTCATATTAATACCTATAACTTGGCTAAAACAGTTGAAGGTTTATATGGATTCGATCAATACGCATTTATTAACAAGTTTGCTTCTATAGATGAGAACCTAGAAATGCAAGAGAAACAAATGATGGCTGAACAAGAGATGGTTAAATCTAGCTCACAACCAACTAGCCTAGAGATGGGAATGATGGAGGAAGAGGATGAGTTTTAAAATACCTTCTTTTATGTCAGAGCATTTTAATTCTCTGAGTCCAGAAGAAAAGAAAAAAGATATTGAGCGTTATAAAAGGTGGCATAAGAATAATTTTACAGAACTTTTTATATCGCATTTAGAAGATTCTATAGAAAAATTAGTAAAAGAAGATGAATCTAAAAATGAGTTTATTTCAAAGTTTCAATTTTCTTATGTATCTATAAAGAATAAAGCTCAAAGAAGACTACTAAGAGAAATTATAAAAAAGCTAGATTGGAAAATTTAATGGCTACGTATGTTTATCACTGCTACGAATGTGAATATGATAAGGAGGTTGTACATGGCATGACAGAAAGTCCAGAAGTAGTTTGTAAGGATTGTGCCAAAGGTATGCATAAAGTAATAAGAAGCTCGAACTTCCAACTGAAAGGTAGTGGTTGGTTCGGAAAATCAAAACAACACTAAGGTAATAAAGATGGCAACACGTAAACAAGTACAAGATAAAAAGAAAGCTCCTAAAAAGGGATACACCATGGTGAGGGGCGAATACATAAAAGTTCCTGCCGCTGCGAAGCCTAAAAAGTTAACGACTAACTTAAAACCAATGAAACTGAAAAAGCTACCTAAGAAAACCACAACTAAAAAGAAATAAGAGGAATTACAATGTCTAACCCAGACACTAAAGAAATATTGGAGACTAACCCAGTCATATCTCAGGAAGAGGTTAAACCACTTTTCGGTGGTACAGATAGTCAAGGTAAGGAGCGTCTTTTTAACAACACAGAAGAAGCTCAACAATCTTGGCAATCTGCTCAGAACTTTATTAAAGATAAGGTTGATGAGACTAAAACGATGGAAGCTCGAATTCAGGAACTTGAAGCTAAACTTAACCAAAGTACAAAGCTGGAAGACGCTTTATCACAATTAAAAAATAAAGAGGAATCCCCTGTGAACGAATTACAGCCAAGTCAAACCACTGAGACAACCCCTCAGTTGGACGTTGAAACGCTTAAACAGCAACTACTACAAGAAGTTATGG